AGGATAAGAGTTATCAAGAATTATACGAATGGATCAAATTGAAAAAATATGCGAAAGATTAGAATTGGGAGAACCACTCTCAACTATCTGTAAAGATAAATCAATGCCAGATGTCTCAACCATTTATAAAAAATGTAGAGCTGATAAAAAATTACAAGAGAAGATAATGGCAGCTAGACAAACGGGTGTCTGGACTTTATTGGATAAGATAGCTGAAGATATGCAGATCCCTAAGACACCTCAAGAGACACATTTCTTGAGGGAAAAATGGAGCCACATAAGATGGCTCGCTACAAAATTAGCAGCGTCAACCTTTGGCGATAAAAGTCAGGTTGAACAAAAGATAGATAATCATTTAATCATTAGTTGGGGAGAACCTAAGAATGAAAACAATATTATACAAGCTAAAGAAGTTATGGATCAGGTATCAGGTGTGGATGTTAAAGCTATACCTGGAGCAAGCACGGTTAATCAAGAAGAAGGAAGATGAACAAGTAAAGTTTAAGATTAACAAGAGGAAGTTCTGGAACAGACATAAGTACAGAAGGTAGATAGTGTGGAGTTTGTTGGATTTCAGATGCCGGTTCCACGCTCCTCGCCAGCGCATTATGGAGTTCGTTTGAGGTACACAGTTATAAATCCTGACGACATCTGGCTTGGATCAACACTTATTTAATGAGATTAGTAGTAAATTAGTAGTAAGAGTTCATATCTGCATATAAAAAGGTAGATTTTGAAAGAACAAAGGTGGGGTATACCCCGAAAACCAGCCGCAACTTTTAAGAATATATATATTGGGTCTTCAAGACACAAACACACACAAAGGCTTTAAGATGAATGAGAAGGATAAGTACACAAACAAACTAATAACCGCCATGGTTTTTCACGCAGAAGATACAGGGGGTTTAGTTATTCACTTAAACGGCTTTGAAAATCAAAATCATGCAAATAATTTTTGTAGAAAACTTATGAAGAATAGCGGCATTGAATATCAATCAATTAGAGAACTTTTTAATTTACCAACAATTCACTAAGGAGGAAGATATGGATATAAATTCTATTATTCAAGAAGCAAAACACTACTGGAGCGATCATAAAAAAGTCGTTATTTGTGTTGTAGCTTTGATAGTAATTTTGGCAGTTTCATAAAATGAAAGTACAAATACCTTATACGCCAAGACCGTTACAAGCGGAGCTACATAAAAATTTGGATAAGTATAGGTTTGCTGTACTTTCATGTCATAGAAGGTTCGGCAAGAGCGTGGCTATAATTAACCACCTCATCCGTGCAGCTCTGACACATAAGTTGAAAAATCCGAGGTTTGCGTATATTGCGCCAACTTATAAGCAAGCGAAAAGTATAGCCTGGGATTATTTAAAAATGTTTGCTGGTGGAATACCTGGAGTTAAATTCCACGAAACAGAATTAAGATGCGATCTGCCGAATGGCAGCCGTATAAGTTTATTATCCTCTGAACAGCCAGACAGCTTACGGGGATTATTTCTTGACGGAGTTTGTATAGACGAGGTTGCTCAAGTAGAACCGAGGTTATGGAATGAAATAATTAGACCGGCTCTTTCTGACCGTAAGGGTTTTTGTTATATGATAGGTACTCCGGCTGGAATGTCGAACCTATTTTATGATTTGTACCAGTATGCTTTATCAGATGACAAATGGTACACTTACACGGCAAAGGCAAGTGAGACTAAAATTATCGACCAGGAAGAATTAGATGCTGCTAAAGCTCAAATGGGAGATGCAAAATATAAACAGGAATTTGAGTGCGATTGGATTGCAAATATTGAAGGATCTGTATATGGATCAATTATAAAAAAACTTGAAGAAAAAAAACAATTAACAAGACTGGCTTACGACCCGGCTTTATTAGTTCATACTGCATGGGATTTAGGAGTTTCCGATGCTTGCGTTATTATTTTTTTTCAGCAATTAGGGAACCAGATTTTGGTTATTGACTATTACGAAAATAACCGGGAAGGGTTGCCGCATTATGTTCAGTTGGTAAAGGATAAGGAATATTATTACGGAGATCATTTTGCGCCACATGACTTAGAAGTAACTGAGTTTACCAGCGGTAAAACCAGAAGAGAGGTAGCTTACCAGTTGGGATTAAGATTTAAAGTTTTACCAAAATTAAACCTGGAGGATGGGATCCACAATTTAAAAATGGTTTTACCCAAGTGTTGGTTTGATATAGAAAACACACGACCATTAATAGATGCGTTAAGACACCATCATAGAAAGTACAATGAAAAGATGAAAATGTTTAGTAATAAACCTCAAAAAGATTGGAGTTCTCATGCTTGCGATGCTATGAGATATTTAGCTTTAGGAATTACTGAATTACCAAAAAACAAATTTGCAGCTCAGAAATTAGCTGTCAATGATTATACAATACACGGAGAATAATTATGGGATTTTTAATGCCAAAAACACCAACGATGCCAACAATACCGGCACCAAAACCATTACCAGAACCACCAAGTTATGATGATGAGGAAAGAAAAAAAGAGATTGAAGAAAGAAGAGCGCAAGTAAGAAGAAATAGAAAAGGCAGAAAACAAACAATTTTAACTGGAGCCGAAGGTTTAGAGGATGACAGTTTATTAGTTAAAAAGAAAAAGTTAGGAGGATAAATGGGAGGAGCAAATAGTGGATCCACAGGAGGAGGCGGAGGCGGACCAAGTGTTGGTCCAGCTGGTGCAACTTATTCTGTAGTTGGAACAGGAAGAAAAACGGAAAAAAAATATGGTACTGTTGCAGATGCAAAACAAACCGCAAAGCGACATGAATTTAGACAAAGCGGAGCAAGAAATATTGATAAAAATTTAAAAAACGCTCCATTTATTGTACGACCATTTGCTGGATTATTTAAAGAAGGTTCAAGAAGAACAAGAGATTATTTTACAGATAAAGTTCTTACATCTACAAGAGGTAAAAAAAATTTTGGTTATAATAAACGACAATTTGAAAGTTTATCTATTGAGGATCAAAATAAAATTTATTCTGGTTATATATCTGATAGACTAAGCGGAGCAACAGATGCTTATGGTAATGTTTATTCCAACAAAGATAATAACCAATCTATTTTAACACAAGCACCAAAAACTACTTATGTTGAAGGAGTGGGTACATCTGCGGTTGCGGCATCTCCAACAGGAGCAGAAGTAGATCAAGCAACAGCTACCACAATGTCTACTGATGAAACTTTACTTGCAACTAAAAAAAAAGGAAGAAAAGATACTATTTTAACCGCCTCAACAGGGTTAGGCTCAAGTAATTTAAATATTAAAAAGAAAACTTTAGGAGCATAGATGGCAGTAGAAAAAAAAGCAAAAGAAATTATTGATAAATATAATACTTTAAAAACACAAAGAGTTACCTGGGAAGAGCATTGGCAAGAAATTGCAGATTATTTTTTACCAAGAAAATCTAATATAACTATTAAAAGAACTAAAGGCGACAAACGACACGACCAGATATATGATGGTACAGCTACTCACGCATTAGAATTATTATCCGCTAGCTTAAATGGTATGCTAACCAATACGATTTCTCCGTGGTTCGTTTTAAAATTTAGAAACGAGGCAACTAACCAAGATGATACAGCAGTAGAATGGTTAGAGAGCTGTGCAAAAATTATGCAGCAAGTATTTGCTCGTTCAAATTTTCAACAAGAAATTTTTGAACTTTACCATGAGCTATTAGCTTTTGGTACATCTGCGATGTTTATTACAGATGATATTAAGGATGACTTAAGATTTAAAACTTTACATATTTCAGAAATATTTATTACTGAAAATGAAAAAGGTTTTGTCGATAGTTTATTAAGAAGGTTTCATCTTAAAAATAAAAATATTCCTTTAATGTATCCAGATGTAGAACTGCCAAGAGGATTACAGGAGGCAGTAAAGAATAAACCTTTTGAGGATAGTGTTATTCTTCATTCGGTACATAAATCTGATACTCCAATGGGTTATCAGAATAAAGATAATATGGATTATATCTCATGCCATATTCATCAAGAGACAGGAGCTATTTTAAGAGAAAGTGGATTTAGAGAATTTCCTTATGTAGTGCCTAGATATTTAAAATCTTCATCCAATGAAATCTATGGCAGATCTCCAGCGATGAATGCTTTACCAGATACCAAGATGTTAAACACAATGTCTAAAACATCTATTAAAGCAGCTCAAAAACAAATTGACCCACCATTAATGGTTCCTGACGATGGTTTTATTTTACCCATTAGAACTGTACCTGGTGGATTAAATTTTTATAGATCTGGAACCAGAGATAGAATTGAACCATTACAAGTTGGATCGAATGCTCCTGTGGGTATTCAAATGGAAGAGCAAAGAAGAAAAGCAATTAGAGAAAATTTCTTTGTCGACCAGTTAATGATGGTACAAGGTCAAAACATGACCGCAACAGAGGTTATGCAGAGAACTGAAGAGAAGATGAGATTACTGGGTCCAGTATTAGGAAGATTACAAAGTGAATTACTACAACCATTAATTACTAGAGCTTTTAATTTATTATTAAAAAATAATAAATTACCTCAAATACCAGAAGAGATTGGCGACCAGGATGTTGAGATAGAATATGTATCTCCATTAGCCAAAGCTCAAAAGACACAAGAGCTATCATCTGTTATGAGGGGAATAGAAATATTTGGTTCAATGCAGAATATTGCACCAGTATTTGATTACATAGATATAGATGGTTTAGTCGATCACATTAAAAATGTTTTAGGTTTACCAGCTAAAATTA